CTCGAAGTCCTGAGGTACGACCACGCGATTCTGTGATGCGAACGAGAGCGGTGCGTTGCGACGAATCGACTCTGTCGACTCCTTCTCGTCTCCACCGAACGCGCGTGAATTCACCGTGATACTCACATTTGAATTACCCTGAATTGAGTCAACGATCGAGAAGACCGAGGCACCGTTCGCCTCCGCTTTCTTTGTCACCAGATACTCGACACGAATAAGATTACCGTTTGCAAGTGCACTGCCGATGATACCGTCACCGAATGTGAGTTCAAAGAGACCATCAGGATTCTCTGAGATAAAATACACGTTACTGTTCTCGGTGATCGATGTCAGTTCCTTGGCCTCGGTAAAGATCGTTGATGACACGCGATCGGTCGTATCGAATACCTCTACCTGAAGAGTCGATGTATCGACATCAGGATTGTCAAGAAGAATCTTTTCAGCCGAGTCAACGTCAAAAATAACCTCGGTCGTCTCGAACTTACCCTGAACGAGTTTAACGTTAGAGAACGATGCGGTCTCTGTCGTGTACTCTGCGTCGGTTACAAACTCATACGTTGTGTTACCGATCTTAGACTTAAACTTTGCACCACGAGGAAGTGTAAGTTCTTGACTCGATGGATTGTTTACAGTTAGGTCTATGAATGTAACCGGTGCGGTTACTGATCGTGGAGTGTAACCAAGTTGACGAGCATGACCGACCACCGATCCACGAAACTGTGCGGTGTCAAGAAAGGTCTCGTTGATACCAATGTTTGCATTCACTGCGTTGTAGTGAGTAACGTACGACAAGAGATCGATGACCGATGTGATGGCCGATCCTTCAAAGTCATAGTCTTGAAGAGTGTCCTGAGACTCTAGGAAGGTCTTAAGATTGGAACGTATTGACTCAAAGTCAACCTCGGACACGTCGAGTCTTTTTGTCTCACTCATATTATCTCAGTCTCTCTACTGAAAAGTTAACCGTCGTGACGGTCTGTTCGGGTGATTGAATCTCAAACTCTACTGAGATATCAATCGAATTATTATCCGGCCGTGCACTTACGTCTACATTAAGAACACGTACACGCGGTTCGTAGTTTCGAAGTGCGGCGCGTGTATCCTCTTCGATCAACTGTTTTACGATCGGATCGAAGTTCTCGAACAGTTGTCCTCGGATGTTTGCACCGAAGTCGGGATCAAATGGTCTCTCTCCTCGATTCGTTGAGAGGATGTTAATGACCGACTGCTTTACCGCCTGTTCATCGCGCTTCAACGCAATATCACCGGTATTAGGATTCGGTCGAAAACCAAAATCGATATCCGCGTATCGACGTTCCCGTGCGACTATTTCTTCTACTGCCATACTGTTATTTATACACTAATTAGCAAAAACGTTAGAAGAACCAGAAGTCATTGAACCAGCATCGGCAGAGTCTCCGATACGTCCTACAGCGATACCCTCAATAAAAACATTCGGTGAACCTGCATTTAGATTCGCAACGTGAGGAGCACAGGGTGGATTAGGCGGAAACGGATGAGGAACTGTTGGCGCACCTATGACAGCAGCAAGTATTCCATTCACAAAGACAGATCCTTGATTGGCATTCGCAAGAGTTGTGGTCGATGAACAACCGTGGCCGGTACTGAGTGAGTCACCCTCTCGTACGATTCCTGGCATAACTTTATTACTGTCCTATAGCTGCAGTGTTAGCGTCACCCGGACTAGGTTGACCAGTAAATCTACCCGCCGCCTCAACTGCCTCTGCGATAGATAACGTCGGAAACCGAGGCACAATCTCAAAGTCTGATAATCCGATCTCCTTGACAAAATCGTCCTTTCTCTCGACCTCGGGTGGTTTATCGGGAACAACGGCCGGCTGTGCAAAATCAAATACTTCCTCGCCAACCTTTACAATATTCGGTATATCCTCGCAAAGGTTCAGTGGTGTATTCAGAGGATCTTCGATGAACTGACGTACATTCTCTATAATACGATCGACCGCTGGTCCTGCGGATTGATATGCAGCAGCAATGGCCAAAAGCGATGCAATCGCACCCGCTGGATCTCTTAATGCTTCTTCTGACAAAAGATTTTTAATATCCTCCTGCAGACGACGAGTCACAACACCCGGTTGGTTCTCAAGTGCATCTTGTATATTCTCTATATCATTGGCGAGTTGTTTGACCTGAAAGATCGCGTTTTTACCCGCAGTGACCACCTGACGAATCTCATCCTGTGTCTCAGTGATCTGATTAATAACACCGGACTCACCGCATAGAGTATCAAAAATATCTGCCATGTCTTTCTACTCCTATGGGTTAAGATTAATGTTCGGACTACCAACAAGGGTGATATCGCCGCCAGCAGTAATATCGATTGTGGAACCAGTATTGATCGTCTGTGACGATCCGATATCAACCGATTGTGTCGATCCTATCTGTGTACTTTGCAGACCTGCAATTGTCTCAAGCATATTAGAGTCTGTATCAAATTCAATGTTTGCGATTGACTCGAATCGATGAATACCTTCGGTTGTAACGAGTCTTTTTCCGATCGTAAGCAAAGACTCGTTGCCAATGATTACTTGTGACGAGTCTGAATGAACCGTCTGAGAGTGATCGCCCTTGATTGATGTATCTGAATTCTTGGCGACCGTCTTGATCTCGTTTCCGTCGATTAAAAGGCGATGATCGCCTCCGACACGAATTGAGCGTTTCTCCAAGACATTGATCGATTCATCAACACTGATTTCTTTTACATCAGAGCTGTTTATTTTTGTCTCACGATTTCCGTTAATGTAAGTGAACATTGATCCACCAACTTCAAGAGTGTAGTCGCCTTCGACCATGTGACGCATGTTGCCTTCGACCGTCATGTTAAGATCACCCTGAACGAACATGTTATGATCCTTCAGAGTAATCAAATATCCCTCACCAACAATCTTTGTTGTAGTCGTACCGTCGTGAAGAATCTCATGGTACGACCCCGACTGATGAGAGTTTGTCATACGAGTGTTGTCGGACGTCGAATCATACTCTTCGAGTTGACCGGCCTCAAACTCTCGCACCGAATTGTACGGATAGTTCGAGTCCTGTGATCCACGAAGATCTGGTTCGTCCCATGTCGTTCTCTCATACTCCTCATCCGGTGTGGTCGAAGAGACGGTTGGTACTGCGTATTTCTTTGCTTGTTGAATCTCGGTGACACGATTATCCTTTCGTGCCTCGTATGTCGGATGTTCGGTCCATCGTTCTTCGTCGGTCACCAATGATAGATTCGAGTCGCTTTCTTCTGCACTACCTGTCCATCTTGGATTGACACCAAAAGGATCGGAAAAACCAATCTCAAAGTTTGGTACCACACGATTGATACCGGGAATCGAACCCATGACGAGTGGGTCTTGAAGATTGTTGTCCATGTACATCACAATGACCCATGTGCCCTCGACTAACTGTGAGAGTGGAGCACCGGATGTCGATGTATTCGGTGGTTGCATCACATACGACCAAGGAAGAGAATCGATCGGCACGTCGGACTTACGATCCTCGGAGTGTACGTTGATTACACGCACACGAACTCTTCCCAACTTCAGTGGATCGTTACGATCCTCAACGACTGCAATGTAAAACTGATTCATCATATTGTTTATAACTCAGGTATCATAGGTGATGGGTTATATGCAATGGAACGAGATGTATTATTGAACTGCAAATCAAGATTGGCGTCCTCACCGACACCGTCACGAATCAGTTCGACAGACATTGTGTACTCACCGTCCTTGATGTAGTGACGCAGTGAGGCAATGATATACTTACCAGAGTTGACCTCATCGATTTGTCGATCATCGGACGTCAGTGTAGGAGAGAAGTGCGGCAGAACATAGTCGACCGTCTTACCGACACCAAAGGGTTCGCCCTCATCGAGTGTGTATGCGATTGAGTCCATATACACCTTTACGACCGAGTTGGCGTGACGATAGAGATACGAGTTCAGAATCGATAGATCAAGATCCTCGATCGTACTCAGGTTGGGTGACTCAAAGTTAAATGCATACTCGTTACGAAGAAGATAATAGTTCTTCGTGTCAGTGATCTCGTTCACGTTGATACCACCAACCGTAAACTTATCGGTAATCCACTCACCGGCAATCGTCGGTGCACTTTGTTTAAAGTCGAATCGAGCCTTTTGATACTCACGATTGGACGGATCAACGATCGTCACTGTCGATCCGTACGCACCCTTATTGAGTTGGTCGTATGTATTGTATGCACGTGATATCGACGTGTCGTATACGGTCGCTCTCTCATTGAGTGAATCGTCGGTGGCAAAACCATCGGGCGATTTATTCGTTGGCTTCGTTGGTTTGACCTGTATGATTGGATCTTTGTCGAACATAGTCCCGAGTGACTCAAGACGAATCTCGTCCTGATACAGAGAATCATATACGAACATTGGTGTATCGTCTTCGGCGAGAACGTTCTTACGAATCATGTCTGCTGCCTGAAGTGGTTTCAGAAAAGGAAAGACTACCGAGTGCGACGTCTTTGCGTTTATGATGTTGTTGTTGATCTCCGTGTCGAGCTGATCCGCATATATGTCCTCGATGATCTGATCACCGCGACCGCGATACGATTTAGAGAATAACGATGTTGCGTTCTGCATCTGAACACGTGACGTAATCGTGAGTTCATAGACACCGTATCCGTCAAGATTGCGAGAGATGTTTGATATCTTAGTGATAAAGAACTCGCGAACGGTGACCTCTTTGTCGCGTTCCCACTGAACACGAATCTTTTCCTGGCCGATGAACGGAAACTCAGAGATCATTCTTGAGTTGTCGACAACACTTAACTCACCATGAATATACGGAAAGTAGATCGACTCGTATAACGAGAGTTCTACGATCGTCCCAGAGATATCAAATAACTTGCCGTCGGTCGCCTGAATCTCGACAAGAAATCCACTGATGCCTCGAGGCGATACACTTAGGAGTTGTCTCTCATCACTACTCATAGTCTTCTACGATTCATCTCACGTTCAAATTGTTTTACGACGTTGGTGATGTGTTCGTTACGTATCACCTTGATTCGTGACCGTTCTTCGTTACGATCACTTTCCTGTTCACGAATAGTAATGGGTGTGCCGCTGTTAAACGGTACACTGTTTCCATTCGAGTCGATATGATTGGCCGGCGCATTATACGTTGGCGTTGTGC